GAGGTGTTTCACGTAATGAATCAAAACTATCGTTTGCAAGTAATTGTGTATCTACATACGACTTTGTTGCAGCGTCTGTATTACTAGTCGGTGTCGCTAATTGCTTGATTTGGAAGCCGCCCATATCTAGATCGTTTTCCATTGCTGCGGAACCGCTTAGTGGTAAAAACCCTGGTCCTAGTCTATCACCTGGAGGAACTAGTTGATCAGTTTTAGTTCTACCTAAGCGTTTGTTAATGTATTTGACAATAGCACTTTCAACTGGTACTGCACTATCAGACTCGTCAACCATTTCGTCATCAATTGAAAATTCATCAACGGTAACACCTTTTCTAAATCCAAGTTCAGTAGCACCAGTAATACCAATTTCACCACTAAATGTAATTTTACCTTGTGCTTGGTCAACTGCAAAGAATTGTCCAACACGGAAGAAACCATATTGGTCAGTTGACATCCAGAACACACGCCCTTTACGTCTTTCCCAAACTTGTGCTGATGTAGCATTTGGAGTATCCGAGTAGAACGGTGCTAAGTCGTTAACCGGATCACCTAAAATAACATTTGGATAGTTTGAATCGTTAAATGATCCTGTACCAATTTGTGTAAAGTCATGTCCAGTTGCACGACATAATGAAATTTTAACAGTAATTTCTGCTGTGCTATCGATAGGTAAGCCTGCATATAAGATTTTATCGTTCGTTAAGATTCCTGTGCTTAACCCTGTACCACCTGCTGTAAGATCAGCTACGGGCATAGGGTCAATACTAAGAAGTCCTTGTCCATTGCCGCTAGGATCTGTACTACCTAAATCGGTATATCCTACAATCTGGTGTGTTCGACCTTCGTATGTAAAAATCATACCCCCTGCATAACCTGTTGTGTTTGCTAGGGTTGGAATAGTTGTTACGTCACCAATGCCGTCACTTACAATATCAAACAATGTAGCTGCACTAGTTGCTGCTCCTGCTTCTGCTGCACTACCAGTTGTGTCTTGTGTGTAACCATTAGCATTTGCTGTACTCCATGCTACTCTTGGTAAGATATAACTTTCGATAATTTCTTTTGCTTTATCGATTGCAGCGATTGTTTCGGCTGTTTGTGATCCGTCGTCGGGTAGTTGTAATACTGTTCCTACATAGTACTTGTTAGCATTTTGTACAGTATTTGCATTACCACCATAAAGCAAGTCCATTGCTACACCACGTACGATAAGTCCAGTATCTCTATAACATTTTCTTTCGTCATATGTTCCAGCAAATCCTGGAAGAGTGTTTACAAATGCAACTACTTCTTCTTGTACATAACGCAAGTTACGTGCAATCAAGTCGTGTGCATTAGGATACAGTGTAACACCCGGAGGTTGGTTTCCATAAATGTCGCGAGTTATACGTTCTTCAATAACTGCATTAAAGTCAGGAACATCGTCGCCATTGATTAGAATAGCTATCGAAGTATCGCCTTGCGCACCGCCTTGTCCGCCACCTAGGTTTGTTGAATCTGTATAAAGTTCAATAAAGTCATAAGGTTGATTGAATGTAGTTTGTACACTTGTAGTACCTAAGTCGTCACCGAAGTTGTTTGTACCTGAGAATGAAACTGATCTGTAAGTAATATCGTCTGTTTCATCAAAGTTAACCGCAGTACTTGGACGTTCAACAATATTTCCTTTATCTCTAACTTTATCAAAAATGTGTGTTTCGGATGATCTAAATTCTACATATGTTCCGTCTGCTAGTGTATCTTGTAGTGTATTAAAGAATTCTCCGTTTTCACCATTTGTTGTACCAGTCAACTGTAATAGATAAACATCATCGTTATATACTCCGCCTGTTGCTACTTGACTTGTTCTAGCAACAGCACCGATAGAATATCTTAATACACCTATTGCACCACCATGATCAATTTGTATAATTGCGTTAGGTAATGGAGGAAACTTACAATCTGTAAGAGCAATTTGTATTGCACCTTGTAAGTTAGTATTGGTTCCTGAATTATTATATGTAATTGCTTTACCTGGGAATACCATATCATAGCCGTATGAAACCTGATCTGGAATTTCGTTTGGATCAGCACCTTCAGCAACAAGACCAAAGTTACCATAACCGTTAGAACCGTTTAGTGAACGAATCTCTGAACCGTTTTTCGCATAGTACGCTGCTTGACAGTAGTATGTGAACATAGACACCATCTCAGAGAACGCACCATTGTTAGTAACAAGTCCATATCCTAAGTCGTTAATTTGTGTAAAGTCGTTACCAAGCATAGAACGGTTACCAGCTGTTTGCAAGTAAATTGTTCTACCAATATTACCTCTATTTTCTTCAAACTGTGTTTCGTCATAGCCGGCGCCGCTATTTGATGTTACATCTAAGTAAAGTTTACACCAGCCATTTGCTTGGCTATAATCTGATATAGCGTTAACTTGGAAACGTCTACCTTCTACATAAAACGGACATGGTAACTGTGGTTGTCTAATAAACAATCCTTGCCCTTCTTCAGAACGTACCCAAATTTCAAAGTTATTTGTTTTACCACTTTCAGGGCTTCCTTCGCCTGTTGGGTCGATTGTTTCTGGAACGTATACTGGTAAGTTTCCTGCATACGCATCAACAAACATACCACCACCAAATATTTTTTGGTTTCCTTTTGATTTACTAAAACTAGATCCAGTTTGGATATATGGAGATTTAGTTAGAATTTGTCCATCAGGGTCAAGTACAAGCAAGAATCCGCCGTGTCCTTGAACTGTTAAGTTACGTAGGATAGTTGCATCGTTCATCAAGAACGCATCCATTTCGTCGTTGCGCTTAGGTGGATTGTAGTTAACATCAAATGCAAACACAATTTTATCAAGTAGAGTGTTAACAATGTTATTTGAGTTTACTTCACCTGTGCCATATTGAAAGTCTGGTGCTTCGTAATCAGAATCTAATGGATCTTGTAATATATCATTAGCATCATATGCACCGGCTAATAACCTTTCAGCAACATAACCTATTCTTAAAATTGCTGCTTTTGTTGCGTTTTCTTGTCCGCCAAATCCTCCATTGTTATATTGTAAAATATAACTATCATAGTATTCGCCTTGAACTTCTGTCGAAAACTCAGCTCCTCCACGTACAAGATCGTCACAGATTGCATCAATAACTAAACCTACATCTCTTCTACATTTCGAAGCATTGTAATTTAAAACAGTATTAGCACCGTTGTCGTTAAACACTAATATAGTAGAAAGCAGTCCAGCAAGATTACCATCTATACTTGATTTTGCTGCAAGCAATGCAGAATCACCTGGTGATAATAACGGATAATTTTGTGAAGGAATATTTAGTAAGTTGTCATTTTCTATTTGTGTGTATAAAATATTAATATACGCATTTAAAAGTCCCACTTCTGTTGATGTAGCAGGGCTATTTGATGTGTTTTGACTTTCGCTATTACCTGTTGTCGGAGTAACACTATTTTCTAAAACAATATCTTCAATTACAGTTTTTAAGTGAGTTAATGTTTCAAGCGTTTCTTCTCGAGTTGTTATTTCTAATCTAATAACATCAGATATAAAGTAATCTTTTGCAAGTTCGACAATAGCATAATTTCCGCCATATAGTATATCATGAGTTAATGCGTCAACTATATTTCTATAGTCTCTCAATCTTATATCTTCGTCAATATATTTTCTAGGTGCAATTGATTTTAAATACGCTAGTGCTTCTTGTGCAATAAATTCTTTGTTTGCTTGAAGTTGATCTCTAGCATTTTCACTATTTACTGAGCTACCTTCGAAGGTAGTAAATGTGATAGGATATGTTGCGCCAGTGTCAGTATCCATAACGCCGTTATTAATAATATTAATAATTTCGTCAAACTTAGCATCTGCTAAGTTACCAACATTTGCATATCCTGAAACAATTGATTTTGCTTCAGTTAATGCTGCTACCCAAATATCTTTCAATTTTTGATCTTTATAGATAGATTTGTCTCTTTGGAATTTTAATCCTAATGACGTTGAATGGTATGATGATCTTAAAACAATGTCATATGTAATACCATTTAAAATATTTTCTAAATCTGCACTAAATTGATCTTTATCATAAAGTATGTCGTTTACATTTTGATTGATGTAATTAATAATTTCTTCTTGGATAAATGCTTTGTTTTCATTAAGAATAGCTGCTGCATTAACATATTCGCCAGCATTTGTTACTGGAAGTCCAACGTTTAAAGGCTTTTCTGGATTTGACAAATAGTGGAAGCCAAAAAATCCTTGTAACTCGTCTGTTTGGTTATAGAATCTAGCACCTTTATCTGCAACAGTGATCCCGTCAAAATCTGCATCACGATACATATATGTGTTTGCCCACGGAGATTGTGACACACGTCTCTTAGGTCTTACAATCACACGTCTAAATTCGTCACCCTTAATAGACACATTTGCCGAAACTTTAATTGGATAGTCTTCTTCGTACTGTCCTGATTCAACAAAAATTGTAATTTGTTTCTTATTAACAAAGTTACCGTATTCTAGATCTTCATTAGCGATAAAGTCTTTAGCTTTAAGCAAGTGTACTTCGATAACATCAAAGGTACCTGTGCCGTCTGGATTTCCTGGTGCAGCTTTTGCATAATAGTTTACAATTCTACCTTGTGCTTCTGATATTTTACCAACTACTACTTTACCTGGAATAATATCTCTATTTGTATCAGTCGCTTGGTCAGTTGATGCATTAGCAGCACCTGGATCAATATAAATGTAATATGTTTTACCAAAGTTCTCAACCTGACCAGCATCAAGTCCTTCAGTCATAATTTCGATTAATAAGTCAAATTTATCACCAACACCTGTTCTTGCTGGCGCTGTTGCATCTGATACTCCGATAAACTGTTGCTCGTCTGTTTGATAGAATTGTCCGACAATGCCACCGGAATCATAATCATCTAATACAATAGTATCTACTGGGAATTCTAAATCTTTATCTGTAAAAATCTCAAATTCTGTAGTTGAAAGTACCTTTACATAATAAAAATTGTCATTAAGTTCAGTTGGACCTACAATACCTTCTGGTTTTATAATGTTACCTGTAATTAATCCATGTGGTGCAGTTGTAGTAATCTTAGCAATCTGCGCTGACGAAATGTCATCAATTGGTGTTTGGTTAAACGGTCTGTTTAATAGTATTGCTGCAACAACATCTTTAGCATGTTCAATAGCATCTACAGTTTCAACTACCTGTCTAGTAATAGCAATACGTCCGCTTGCATTTGCATAATAACGTTCGCCTGCTTTCCTTGTTAAGGAGTTAGCATTGTTTAGTGTATCACTAAAACTTTTAGCTATATCAAACGAAATAGCATCTAATATTAAACCTGTGTCTCTATCACAAGTTTCTATATCGTAATCAAAATCAGGATATTTAAATGCTAAGTAAGCCCTAACTTCTGCAATAATAAAGTCTCTGTTTGCTTGTATTAAATCTTTTGCAAGTGTAAATTGTGGCAGCGGATTGTTAAAGTTTGCTGTGTCAACAACAGCATTATCAACACCGTCATTAATTGTAATTGTTTGGAAGTAAGGACCAGGCTCTGCTTCTGATGCACGTATCATTTCTTCAGCTCGTCGAGCTGCGGCATTAATACTTCCGTATGCATAGTTAAATGATGTACCTTCTTTACCTGAAGGCACACCTTTCATAGTATCATCACCTTTTGTACTTACAAATAAATTATCTTGTGCTGAATAAGAAGTGTTGTCTACATAATATTTTGTAGCTGCTTGTAATTCTTCTGGAACGTTTGTAAGTCCTGCAAGTTCACCTGGGCTATCATGTAAAATTAATGGCCCTGACATTTTATCGCCTTGTCTACGAACTGCACTCTTACGTGGTATTGCTTCGTTTGCTAGGAAAAATCCTTCTAGTGTAGGATCATAACCGGTGTCAACAAATGAGTGTTCATCATCACTAGCAATAATACCTGTAACAAAAATTTTGTTTAATTCTGCATCATTTTGACTTTGTACTTTTGCGTCTTCTCTAGTTTCATGTACACTTAATTGATCTGCTGTAGCATAACGTAAGTAATATACTGTGTTAGTAATAAGTCCTGTTGGATCATTATCTTCAGCATTAAATCTATATTCAGCGCCATTAATAGTTCTATCAAATCCGTGACTATTAATTACAAGATTACCATTAGCATAAGAATCAACAATTAGTGTATACTCTGAAGCATCTGCAGGTTCGTCTTGTAAACGTACTGGCAAATCACCTGCAATATATCTTCCGTCTGCATAGCCTTTTGTAATTACAAGATCGTCAATAGTAACACCAGGTAAACCGTGTGCAGAGTTAAATGCATTTACTGCTTCTTGTGATATAGATTGTGAACTTAATGCGATTGGTGTAATATTAGCATCGCCTTGTCCTCTAGCATCAAGTGGACCGCCAAGTGTCGGAGTCAAGTCTTGGCTTACTTGTCTAAAGTTAGTTCTTAAAATTATCTTATCTCTAGAAGGTGTAACGGATATTAAAACACTATCTACATCACTTGGATTTAATGCTGAGTCACTAGCAAATTCTGCTAAATCAAATGCAGTTGCTCCGTCGTTCACTAACGGAACTGTAGTTGGTATTAAGTTGTCTGGTGTGTCGCCAAGTGTGGTAAAACTAATTTGGCCACCTTCTCCAAATACAGCATAAATCTCATTAAAGTTTTCGTTTACTTTACGAAACGATTCACGTATGCTATCACCAGTGCCGTCATTACCCTCAACACCAATATCAATTTCTTGTTTAGCCATTTAAATTTGCTCCAGTTATATTATAATGGAATAGTATCCATATTAAAGTTTACGCTAACACCACATCCACATGCAGATTGCGCATTAGGATTTCTAATTTCAAAAGTAGATCCTATTATGCTTTTTGTGTAATCTATTTCAGTTCCGATTAAGAACATAATTGAATGCTTTCCTATTACAAAATAAGAATCATTGTCAGTTTTTAATATTTCGTCACCTTCTTCTATTTCTTCAGGAGACATTATCATGCCCCAATCATATTCGAATCCGGCACATCCTCCGCCTTTAATGTTTAAAGTAATTGCATGGCACGAATGTTCTGTGCAAAGTGCGTCAATTTGTGTTTTTGCAGCGTTAGTTAGTGTACAAATATCCATATTTTGTCATTCCTTACAGTTATTTATCGTATGATTTTATAATCTTAATGTAAATATAGTTATGTATATAAAAGAATATAAGGTTAAAACCAGGCATACAAGGGTTAGTAAAACCGGCAAGGAACACCTCTACAAGCGTGAATTAACTATGTGTGTGTTTAGATGTGATAATTGTGATATAGAATTCGAACGTCCTAGAGGAAATATAGACCCTAAACGTCTATCAAACTCTTATTTTCATGTTTGTAGTAACTGTGATAGCAAGAAATTTGCACAAAAAAAGGGAGTAGAACAAAAGCAAAAATGGAAATTATCTGCTAGTTCTGATCTCCCAATTAGTAAACTTTAAATACTAAGTTCTTTTAACAAACGATCTTTCATATTTTCGTCAATACAAACTACACCCTTAACTGGCATAGGTCTACCATAAACTTCAAGAAGTTTTTTAACATAACCCTGTACATCTTCCGGGTTTCTTGAGCTTATAATACACTCTTCGTAACTTGAAAATTGCGGTTCGGTAAACAAGTAAACTGGGTATTGTTCCCATTCCATAAAAAGAATGACTAAAAACCAGCTCATTCCTTTTTCCAAATAGTCCAAGCACCGTAAGCAATCGCGCCATACGCTGCTAGAGCTGCAATAGGTTTAAAAATTAAGAATGAAACGCCTGCTGCAACTAGAATAACACCATCTAGTGTAGTACGCTCTTTCAAACGAGAATTAATCCATTTCTGTATCATAATGTTTCTCCTTGTAAAATTATTTATGTAAATATCTGTATGTCAAAACTAGTAGCTTATCCGATGTTTGTTTCTCCTTTATGGATTATGACATATGACTCGCATAAAGACGAACAACAGTCATATATAGATTACATTGAAGAAACAGATAGAGAAACATATAACAAAGGCTTTCTCACTGAAGGAGAATTGCATAATAAAACACTATTCCAACCTTTAGTAGAAACTATATCTTTAATATCAAACACACTAATAGAAACCTGGGAACTAGAACCGCATATGACGCAACTAGGAATACAACAAATGTGGGGTAGTTGTACAATGCCCGGCGGATTGCTAATGCCTGTAGAAGTTCCTAATTCTTTTGCAACAGGCATGTATTTTGTTAAAACACCGCCCAATAGTGGTAATCTTTTAATAGATAATCCTAATAACAATATAAGTTATTATTCAAAAATGCACAGAAAAGAAGCAAACGAATTTAATGTTGAAAAGTTTGAAACTGTAACCCCTGAAGGAGATATTATTGTATATCCTGGAAATTTGAAGTCTATGCAAACTACTAATGAAAATATTAACGAAAATAGATATGTAATTTATTTTAGTTTAGCCTTTGTTAATTGATCCATTAATTCTGTTGGTCCATAACGTAAATTTATATCTTTGTATAAATTGTGGTTATATTCTAATAATGGCAGCATGTCTTGATATATTTTGTGATGTTCGTCAATAGTTTTTTCTGCTAATCTATCAATTTGTTCTTTAATAGAATTAAAACGTTTGTGGTGATCAGTAATAGTATCATAAGATTCGTCTATATAATTATCAAATGTTTTAAACCCAAAACTTTTTAAAGATTCAAGAGTAAACGGTAGTCCTACAACTATAAATGGATGATAAAATAAAAACGATTTTAAAACTTTTTCAGTCCAGCCAACATAAACGTCAGAATAAAAATCACGTTCGCCGATTAAACTCCAATAGCTGTTTTGATAGAATGTGCTAGGGTCGGGTAGATGCTTTACATTATTTGTATCATCTAGTCTTAAAGGTAAAATTTCTGTTAGGGTATTAATTTCTTTAGGAGTTAGCAACTCTAAATTATCTTCTAATATGTCATTATTTTCTATATTGTGTAATTCTATATAATCGCAACTAACTATAGATTTTTCTAATAAATCTTTTTCAGCTAGATAACTTACTAATTTTAATCTGTGTGTCCTTGTCTGTCTGTTTAACGATAAAAATATATTTTCTCTTTTTTCTAGATTAACACTAAACGGGTTTTGTACTTTAATATTGTCGTAATCTTTATAGAGTAAATGAAAACTAAAGAAGTAAACATTATTACCAAATAAATTTTCATTGCTAGAACAAATAGCGTAATCTATACCTAGAGATATTATATAATCTACTTGTTCTTGTGTTAGCAATCCTTCATATGTGTCGTCTACCACTAAAAAGTCGTTAGGCTTAAACTCGATACTTTTTAGTCTATCAAAATTTAATCCTACATTTTCAAAAAACAAAATACTGTTATCGCTTATGTTGTCTTCATACAAAAAGTTTATAGTCTTTAAGAAACTCCAGAGGCGAGATGATGTTATACCTTTTGACGGTATTAGTCCTTTTCGCAATACTTTAATCGGTGCCGGCGGCTTATAAATGTTCTTCATGAATTTTACCTTTCAACAATGCTTCTTGCTGAGGTTTTAATTTTGGATTTGCAGGACACATTGCACAAATAGGATGTGGTTCAAAAATATTTGTTACAAACCCTTGCAGTTCGTATTCACTGCAATCTATAGCTAGTCCTTTATATTTTAAATATTCTGTCCAATCATCGTCTGCATCTAACCCGTATTTTTTAGCATGTGTTTCTAGCATACTAATAGGAGGACATTTGTATAAACGATTTTTATAAATTATAGGATAGATATTTGCACTACATTTTGAATAACTGCTCTGTGGATCATTATCATTCCACGGTTTTAACACACCATTAATGTTGCGTCTATAATCATACCATCCACCTTGTGTAGGATCTGTTACTTCGAGTTCAACATCTTGATATCGCCATATATTATTAGGTTCTAGTTTCCACTCTAAATCTCTAATAATATGTGTCCTAATATTATCTTCAATTTTTTGTCTTATAGTAGGATTGGTATTATGAAATGTAATACTAAGTTTTGCAGGTTGTATATCTAATAGTACTTCTAACAGATTATTTCTTTTTGGTAAGAAAAATCCATTTGAATATACTTCTATTCTAGCATGATCAAAACATGTTCTGCTGTGTTTTAATATGTCATATATTTTAGGATGGATTAAAGGTTCTCCACCTATAATAGTAAAATTATCAGGATCAAGACGCTTACTCCAAGAAAACATATTTTCTTTAAGTTCTTCAAACTCTTCATGCCATGGATGGTCGTAATCAATAAAACGATCACAACCAGGACAAGCTAAATCGCAACTGGTTGTGATCATCCATTCTAGAAACGGTAAATGAAATCCTCTTTCATCAATCAAAATAGTTTTCCAAAGAGCCTTTGCGCTTTGTATCTAGTGTTACACAATGGAACCCTCCGCTTAGTGTACGTGCTTGGCGCATCGGTAAGCCGATAGTTTCAATGCCATGTTTATTAAGTTCGCGACGAACATAGTCTTGATTTTCATCAATAATAACTAGTTCTTCGTTAACACTTAGCATGTTCAACCCAATATACTTAGAGCAAGGACTTACGTTACCTTCTAAATTAGATCCAATATCTACAACTTCGTCTCCTGGGATATAAATTTTATCCCAGTCTTTAAAGATTGGAGGATACCAGTCTGGCGTACAACGATCGCCATTAAACAAAACTAGTCCAGGACGAAGTGGAATAACAGTTGAGTCAAAGTGAGAATAACTGTAAAACTTTTCAGCTAGATGTATACGATAGCCTCTTGGTTCTAGTATGCTTTTAAGCCATTTATATCCCCACATATTTCCTGAGTTAGAAACTTGATAAAGTAAATCTTTTCCAAGTCTTACTACGTTTGGAGCATCAAATACTACTTCTTCATTTGTAAGTGTAGGAATGCTTAGATCGTCTAATTGATAACTGTCATCTAACAATCTCGGGCGCGGCGCTGCAATCCATTCTGTTCCCATTTCCATTACTTCATACATAAAATAACGATATGCTAATGTTTCATACTGCCTTGCTCTCATTGCACCGGGACAATCGATAATTAAATTATCTAAAGGTAACAACAAATCACGTGGACAATATGTGTACCATCCTGTTGTTTTCCAATCAGGAGACGAAAATTCTTTAGAATGATCAATCGCATGTGGACGTCTTACTTTAACTCCTAGCCCTTCTAGTGTTTTTGAAAGTCCGTCTAAATCTTCATTAGCTTCGTCAACTACCCATTGGGGCGATGGTCCTTCTAAATCTTTAATTTGCTCGTAGGTACAGTCTGCAAAACCAAAACTGTGAGTTGATTTATCAACTGTTGGAATACGTGCATGATCTGCAATACCTACAAAAATTTCTTCTAGTGGATCCCAGTCATTATGACTGCTTACTATAGATGCCATTTAATTTCTCTCCTATTAATTCTGACACACATACTCTATTAACTTCTGTGCCTCTGTTCATCATTTCCCATTCATCACCGCCTAATCCAAACATAATACAATCAGTACTGTTTAAATCATTTTCTACACAAACATCTAGGTAAGTCCGCTCATGTGTATTCCAATTATAATCTATACTAAATTTGTTAATTAAGCTATTAGCAATACTTAACGAAACACGGTTATGCATATCTACAGAATTGAATACATCTACTCCGTCATCGGTGTCTGTGCGTTCTAAACGCATACCTACTCGTAAAAATTCTGCACCATAAAATGCTTTTGAAATACTAAATGTTACAGTTTCTACACACTTGTATTTTGTTAAGTCTAAGTTAATGTTTTTAGTACAAGGATAATACGCAAAATCTAATAATACAGGTATACCTAAAACATCACAGTTAACTAATACATTCTCTAAATCTTCGTGTTGTCTGCCATAGTCCGAAAAGGGAACACTAATAATTACAGCATCGTTAGTCTGCAATTTTCTATCGTTAATGTAAGCCCATAAGCCTCCATGTTTTAATACTGCACTATGATACATAAATTCGCCACGGAAAAATCTAAATGTTCTGTTCTTGTGACGCCAATACCAATGATCAAATGCTTGTGCTGATCCTGCAACTAGTTTACGATTTGTAAAAAGTTCTAACCCTTTTAAATCATTTAGTTTACTAGAGTTAATCCAATTAAAATAATTTTCTGTAAATTCAGCTGGTATATTACTGTTGTATAAATCGCTAGTAGGATCCAGATTTTGTATAAAATCTTTTATGTTAGGATCTACTAAAGGTTTAGCTCCTCTTAAATTCATCTATTACTCCGGTTACTTGCATGGTATATTTGTTCGTCATGCCCATATTGCCGCTGAGATGCGGTTCATTACATTTTATTATTATAGCATCACCTTGCTTCCAATGCAAGACCGAATTTTCATTTATTTCAAAATAATGACCACTTTGCCAGTCTTCTAAAAAAATGTTTACCCTACAACAACTACTTGGTTCTACATTATTATTTTTTGCAAATTGAAAAAATGTATCAGTGTGTACTGGAAGTGTTTGTCCAGGGGGCTGTTTCATAATGCCAACGCTGTATCTTGGAAATAGTGTACGACAAAAATCATGCACAGCGCCATCTACTTCAAAATTTCTATAATACATAGAATTTTGAGATGTGTATCCTGCTTCTACATTTTTAACATTTTGATCTTCGAAACTATTTGAACGTCCAAGAATAGTTACGTTGTCTTCTATAATCCATTTATAGTTTTTATAGTTAAAATCTGGTAAGTCGAAATTTATTTTTCCCATGGCTTGTCGTACGGGACGCCTTCTTCGTTATCAAACCAGTATAAACTACGATGTGGAGGAAATTTATCATCGTGTTGTGCGTTGCTTACATAATAAAATAATCTTAAATTTTTACGAGAAACACCTGCAGGAGTTTTCATAGGCTCTGGATATCCGTGAAATGCTAGATTATCGTAACTCCACACCACAAGATTACCGGCACCTGGAACTACGCTACTAATAATATTTTTTCTGTCTGTATCATAAAAATCTAAACTACCACCCCAAGCCTTTTTCCAATTTTCGTTTAAATAGATTATAACACTTAGCCGACGATGTAATCTTAATTGTTCATTCCAATTAAAGTCAGTATGCACTTTTAGACTGTCACCGTTAAACGCTTTAGCATATCCTGCACCGACTAAGTGCGGATCAGGTATTAGGTCAACAGTATCGGTTACTGCTTGTAACCATTTTAAAAAAGTAGAACTGTGTAATGTGTGTACTACTTCGTCTTGTACAGGAGTTACATCTAAATCGTTGTACTCATACATACAACTACCTTTTCGAGTAAACTTTTTACCTTGTTCTAAAGGAAGTTTTTCTAGTTCTTCTGCCATTTGATGTACAACATTAATTGGCAAAAAGTTTTTAATTTCTAATTTACTATATCCGGGATGACTTCTATATTCACGTTGTAGTTCGTATGTATTTGAAAACTGTTTGTGAATATGATTCAAAATTTGGTTTTTAATACGTGTCAAATTTTAATCCTTTGTATTATTACTCGTATAAATAATTATTCCTTAAGGAGGATATATTATGTTAAATTGGTTAAAACGTATTTTAGGAATTGGACCTTCATTGCCAGCGGCTGTAGAAGCTGCTATTCCGGCACCAGAAGAGAAGCCAAAACCTAAAGCCAAGAAAACTACAACAAAAAAGTCACAAGCGGTAGATTTAAAAGGTATGTCAAAGAATGACTTGTTAGCTCATGCTAAAAAGAATGGAATTAAAGCCAACGCTAGTATGAAGAAAGCAGATATCTTAGCCGCGATTAACAACAGCTGATTGTAATTGTTGTAATGCAGTATCTAAGCGAGTTAGCTTTCGCTCTAAAACAGTGATAGCGGCTCGCTGTTTTCTTGACTGCTCTTCCAAACTACGCACATACTCTAATGTCGGAAGTTCACGGCTTGTCCCATCTTCGCTTACCATAGTAAGCGTATCTACACCTTGTGCCTTTAAGCCACCAGTTACACGATTAGGATTTTTATCAGATAATGATTGGGTCTGGGCCGGCTTGTTTCTGCCGTACATCTTGTTTAGATAGCTCATAGTGTTTTCTCTCCATATTGTATTTATGTAGTGCAATACTTGCTAAATTCTTGCACTTTGACTCTACCATAATATCTGCATAGTCTAAAAACTCTAATGCCCAGTCGTTAACAGCCCGGTTCCACATGTAATCACTGTGAGCTCGTAGTTTTGCTTTTTTGTATCCTTGCTCTAGTAAATTTGCCATGTTAGGCTTATGTCCTTTTGCAAAGTTAACCAGCACATCTTCTCTGCTGACACTGTAGTGAATAACAGGACGCACACCACGCCAACTGTCAATCACGCGAGCAAATCTATCGTCGGTGGGCTGAATGTATTCTCCTTCACGGCACCAGTGATGGTGTATGTCAAGAACGAGTGCGCAGTGGTCGACAAGTTCGAGGCTGTGTTCGAGCCCCCATTTGTTTTCGTCGTTCTCGATCGTGATGGTGTTTCGTGCTTCGGGCGAGAGTCTCTTGAGGGCGTCTTTGATGCCTTGTGGACCTCTTCGACCCGATATGTGTACATTGCATTTAAAGTCTTGATATGTGCGGCCGTATCCCATCCAGCGCAAGACATCGGTGTGATATTCAAATTCTTCTATGCTCCTATCAACTATTTCCTCATTATCCGAAGCAAGGACTGTAAATTGTCCTGGGTGCATGGAGAGTCTAACATCCAAGCGTCTGGCTGTGTCTCCGACTTTGGCAAACTCTCTTTCCGCATAATCACGTACATCTTGACGGCGCCAAAAATAGCACCAAGTAGGCTCGGTATAAACAGGAAGAACATCAGAGCCCAATCGTACCATACGTAACTCTTGAGGAAGGCTTCCAACATACTCAATCAATCTCCCATAGCTTGCAATATTATGTACCATAATATCCCACAAGCGTTCTTCAGCAACATCACGTGTCTGTCTGTTCAGCCACTGTACTGTTGTGCTACGAGTATTTAGCGGTCGCTGTATTTCCTCTAGTAACTTTTTCTTCTGTGTTTGATCAGGATGCATATACTTACATGCAAAGCCAATGCGTTGTTGTTGTGCCTTCAAGAAATCACCTGCTGTTGTAAATTTTAAGTCCATAGTTTATTATACTGCCTTTTTTGTATTGTGTCAATCATTTCCAATTATCTCTAACCCAAGGATCATCACAGTTTTCAGGATTAGGATCTCCGTGAAATACACATATACAGCAATCATTAGGAGGAACTACATTCTCAACAATTCTCAGTTTACGAGTTCCCCTTGGCATGCTATATCTTAAATCTTTATTTTTTCGTATTTCCCATTTCCAACTTTTAATCCATTCATCTGGAAACAAACAAGCAGGCATACTTTTATGTGTAGCATCATATAGCCAGTCTTGATCTCCGTGAAACTTGCGTTCTATTAACAATCTATTTTGTTTGAATCCTTCCCAAAAATGATTCATTGTTCCGTATTTAAATCTGACTACACTGCTGTTATACTTTTCCCATTGCGGACGCATCTTTCGAGTAAAGTCTCTTATTGTACACCATCTGTCTGTGTTGTAAAGAAATAACTTGTCTATGCTACCTGATATAACTACATCTAAGTCGATATATAGTATTGTTCCTTTGAGCCCAAGCTCATTTGAAAATATGTAAGGTTTGCACCACCAACCGTTTAATTCTTCAGGTAATGGTATTGTTGTAATATTGTCGTTAAGGTTAGAAGGATCTTCGGTTAAACAAACAAACTCTATATCAAGTGAACAATATCTGTTTACCATACTATAGAGCTTGTTTACGTAATCTGCAGAATATTTTGTGCCGTGTTTTAGACATAACACATAGTATTTTTCATCCACACTTTCTTGCGGCAAATTTTCGTGAGTTTCCGCACTTTTCTGCGCTTTCTCTAGAGCTTTACGTGCTTTACGTTGTTCTTTTGTTTCGCCGTCAACATACTTCTTAACCAAATCATGCCTCGTATATTGCTGAGTTTGCTCCGTGTTCTGCACACTCTACTCGTACACAATAACAACGATTGTCTGTTGCTTCACGTATTAGTTTGTCTGCAAAGTTAAATGCATGTTCTGCAAACTTCTCTGCACCGACACCTTCAAACACTCTAATCTCTGCTAGACCTTTTGCTTCTAGTTCGCGTAGTGTCTCTAAGTGCGGGTCTGCAATATCTACTGCAACTTTATGATCAAAATGATCTTCGAGCCAAGCCTTCAAAGGTTTAAGTCCTCCAAAGTCTACAGCCCAGTTTTTATTATCTAAATGATCACAACCAAATGTAAATGTAAATGCTAGACTGTAACCGTGTAGTAAGTGACAGTGTGAATGATCTGCGTTAGGTTGACGGAATACTGCCGATAAGCCAATGTTATGTCCGTAATGTTTTGTGCTATAATGTTTTGCCATAATTATCTCCTATAAGTATGGCGGCAGAATTAGAAGGGATGACGCCAAGACCTGTTGTATTCATACTATGTATTATAATATATGTTACTTATCTTGTCAACCGTTACATTAGGATATTTCCAGGCTTTTGGAAATTCCCAGTTATCGTTTTGATGGATTATAAATTTGATTTTAGGAAAACATTCAAATACCATTCCTATTTGATGTATCCAATATCGAGGATCAACAGCTCTTTTATCTGATTGATCGTAATTTGGTGTATCTTTGTATATATTGTTAACTGTCTTTGTTTTACTATATAAATCAAAACCGATTAAACTAACTTGCTTTTCTTTAGTATACTTTGCAGCAATTAAAACAGCATAAGGACCACTACCCCATTGAAAGGGTTCGTCCCATCGTTGATCACCCTTGTATGGCAAGTCTGGAACTTGTCTAACTCTAATTGATTTGAAGTTGTTAACCCAGTCTGGTCTTGTATAAACTAAACTACCTTTTATATTAGCTTTTGCGTTTAGTGCTTCGTTCATCATACGTCTATCAACGCACACAAGATAGTCTGTATAATAATCTCTATAGATAGCATTACACCCTACTTTAGGACAGGTAATTTTATCTATATCAACTTTCTGTCGGCTCTCGCCATTGCCTATCACTAACATCTTTTTTTAGTTCTACAATATCTTCTTTTAAATGGAAAAAGCGTTCTTCCATTTTCTCAGCACACTTTACCATATACACAATCTTACTTACCGCCCACCACCACCAGAACACACTGGTTGTGATAAAGATAGTTGTTATGGCTATAGATGTGATGTTTACTATTGAGTCAAAGCCTAAGAATATTTCGCCTAGAAGAATGGCTAATGCCGCAAATGGTGAGGTCCACGCCGCATAACGCCAGTATTTTGCCTGTTGTTCAGTTGTCATAATTGCTCCCTCTCTGAAAAGTTTGTTCAGCACAATTATTTATAGGCTATAATGGAAATATTAAATATCAGTATTATGATACGATTTGACCGAACGGTTTCCAGTCACCCGGAGTTCCTGTTTTGATGCATATCCATCCAACATAGCCTGTGGGTCTAGGATTAGTATTCCATACAATATCTCCTAGTGCATAATTTCCGCTTGTTGGTGCTTCATCTGCTGTTTCAAACTTTTTACCTTGAAATCGTACAGGTCCTGCTGTAGTAATATCAGCATCTGGGTTAAAGTTCTTTACACCTACACCTATTTTATCTTTGAATGTTGTTTTACCGTGTATAACGACAGAACCTGATTCAGTGATAGTAAGTCTTTCGGTGTCATCTGTAATAAGATTAATTGCAACATTTGTATATGAACCTATTACAAACTCGTTTTCATCGTTGCTGTCAACTACAAACTCGTGATCCCAGTTAGCAATGCTAAGTGTACCATTAGGTGCATCTGTGCCTAATGCTAGTCTTTCGTTATTAGCATCATAGATAACAAAGTTGTCGATATTAAGTGGACCGTCAACGTCTAAACGTGATAATCTACCTAATGTTTTTAAGTTGCTGTTAACTACTGATGTGCCTAGTGTGTCTTGTGATAGTACTTCTTGTCCAGATATCATATACTTTTTGTCTTTTAATAATTCAAAAGATTCAGTTGAAAAGAATCTATCCGGACGTTGTTGTAATATTAATTGTTTTGTATAATCGCCACCGGGCCAAACAAGTCCTTTACCATAAGCAACACCATTATCTGCGGTAAAAGATAAAGGATCAGAACGCTCGTTTCTAACATCAGCTGTTAGTTCTTCTACATGCATACTAGTTGCACGTATTGTACCTTCAACGGTTAGATTACCTTCAACTTCTACAGAACTTTTAATAACAGGAGTGTACAGTGCGTCTAAATGAACACCGTCATCATTTACAGTAAGGACTACATGGTTTGCATTATCCTTAATACCTTGACTTGCGAAGTGTGTTATTACTCCGCCGTGTATTTTATTACCACTTAACTCTCTATCTAAGATATTATTCTTAGGAGCAGGTGCGCTTTGTAAGTCTTCTATTGCTGATGCAAGATCATTTAAACTGTTACGTATAGTCATCTGAGGTTCCTGTATATTATACAGTATTTATCAGACTACCTTCAGAAGAACTGTATCAGGATTGCAACGTCCATTTAGTTTAGTATCAGTTGTAGCAATTTCGTCTAAAAACTTACGTAGAGCTACTTTACCTGCGGTTTTAAACTGTTTAAGTTGTTCCGGCGGTTTACGTAATGTCTTTTGAATGCTTGCATTTTCGTCATAACCTATAATAGTTGTACCTTTTACACTTAAACCTGTTCCTTCACGTTGCATACCTTTAGGATCTATGTTAGACGCAACATATTTGCCTATTTTGCGAGTTTTTACATTAAACACCCAAAGCTCATTTGCACCAACAATCGTTGTAGGATCAATTGATGCAATGCTGTATTTGTCGTCTGCCTTACAGAACTTCAACTTCTCTACTACTTTACTTGCTGAACGTGCCTTAGGTTTACGTGGCTTACGTGTTGCTTTTGCTTGTTCAATAATAAAGTCTAGTTCTGCATTTACAGTTTCGATTGCAGATCGATATTTTTTAACTTCGCCTTTTTTAAGATGACTATAGCCTTCTTTAAGTTGTGCCCATTGATCTGCATCGTGTTCACTCATTTTCTTCAATTGTCCGGCAGTTGGCATACGCTCTAGTTCGTCAAAGTCTACAAGTTCCATTTCCCAGAACTGTTTCATTTTACGAGCATGTGCTTGACTAGGTTGAATTTTTTTAAAGTATGCTTTAAAGTCAAATCCTTTAGGATCAAATGATTCTTTATCTTCGATCCAACCTTCTAGCCATTCGTCAATCGGCTCGGCCATTTCAAATGCTTGATCTCGAATACGCTCTTGGATAGTAGGAACATATACATTTGCTTTTTCTTTTTCTTCTGCTTTCTTTTCAACTACTACTTTAGAACCACGTTCTATGTAACTTTCAATACGCTTCTTAAGAAACTCACTTGGACCTTTTTTCTCACCCATTGTACCAGGCAAACTTTGCCAGTATTCATCTTCTACTTTTACGTAATCAGGAGCACCGTCTAAGAAACATTGTGCTACAATAGCACTTGTAATGCTAGTGAATGCACTAGGAACAGCTTTGGCATGTTTGAGTTGTTCTTTGGTATACTCGCCGCTTTTTTCCATCCATTTATAAATTGCAGGATACAAATCTGCGGGTTTATAATTTTCATAATAAAATGATCTACAATATTCTCTATGACGATGGACCTGCTCGCCTGTCCAAGTTTCCCAACCTTCCCAACTAGGTGCAGTAAGTTTCGCTCCACGTTTTACACGAGGTGCTGCTCTGGGTGCTTTTTTCTTTACTTTGATGCCAGCTACTGTAGCCATTTAAATGTCTCCTAACAGTGTATTTTGTTAGTATATATGTTCTTGATTAAAAAGTCAAGCTCTTTTGAGAGCCCAGAATATGGCATGTTTGCCACTTAAATATCCTGTAATTGTAACACGATAACCAAATGTTGCAGGATCGGCCATAATATTGTAGGTTGGATCTGTGGCTTTTTCCATACACCATTTGCCCGCAGGTGTTTGCTGCCATTGATAAATTGGCTCTGCACAGTAGATTTCAGGATCTTCTACATCGCCCATTGTAAACTCGTGCAGTATATACTTACAACTTTTCTCCAACCTCAAAACCTCTAAATGTTTTAAACCGTGGGAAACGCAAACTGTAGGTGCCATCTTGATTTTGCGTAATAGCGTCTGCTCTTACTTCTACAAGTTGCCCAATAAGTGAGCTACGACTATTCCAAAAACTATCACGATCGCTGTCACTAAACCCGCTACCGCAATTGACTTCAACCATTCGTCCGTCATCTTCTCCAGCGCATACCAATGCGCCAAGGCGTCCTTCGTTTCGTCCTGTTCCTTCTTCGACATCCTTAACCT